GGAGGTAAGCTTATTTACGAGTCTGAGAAGGAGAACGCTTGGTTTCCTTAACTTCCTCGCTAATAATTTTAGGCTTATCAAGTAATTCATAACCTCCAAAACCATTTTGAGCCAGATGGTTACTTAATGTATTTAAACTCAAGTCATTTCGCTCAAACAGTTTAGCGACAAGAGCCATTTTATCTAAGGCAGCTATCTCTGCCTTCTTTTCCTCAACAATAGGATCATCTTTATTAATATATTGCAATTTACCTCCCCACAATTCATTATTGGGGATTTGTTTAGGACCCACCTCTTTGCGTAGAGCAGCTTTCACAGCACGCTCAATATCACTTTCTTCTTTTAATGCTAGAGTAGTAGGGTCTTGCAAACCGAAACTTATTAAAGTGACACGATAGTCAGTTATCGTCGTATCACCACCAGTAATAATAGTCCAAAAAGTAGCACCACCTGCCATAGTATGGGTGTCAAAGAGTAAACTAGTGTACGCCTGCGTTTGCGCATTATTAGTTGTGGTACGCAACACAGAATACACTGGAGCAGTGTTGCCTTCAAAGCGCACAGCCGAAGCCACAGCTGGAACCGTTAAAGATAAACCGGTACCATACATATGCACATCGCAAATATAATAAGCGCCACCAATCAAACGAATAGTGTAATTAGAAGTGGCTCCCGTGTCTGACGTCAACAAATTAGGGCCTAAAAAACCATATGACTGACTCGACGAATTTTGAGAAAATAACACGGCATTTGCGCCAAGACCAGCAACACCCTTATTCATAACTGTAACGGTAGATGGCGGAAAAGCATTGCTAGCAGCTGGGGCAGTGGGATCCCACATATCAACAGTATACTCAACCTCTATAACGAAAGGATAACTGGAACCTGCCACAATTTCAACCACAGTATAAAAATATGCTTGATTCATAACATCAGCACTATGGTTACCAGCAGTGTATAAACCAATATTTTCAGTATGACCCTTAACGGTATTGCTTATTAAGTGTTTAGGCATCACACTAACCCATGAATTATCACTATAGCGATGTTGAACACTACTATCATGTCTAGTCGCAAACTGTAATCGTTGGGCCAACGTCATCAAATCAGTAGGACCCAAAGATGGATCATCATCAAAAAACGTACGAGCACCACCAGTGGCAGTACTCGCTTGATCAAAATAAATCACAACTTTAAAGCTCTTAAACCGATATTTCTCAAACAGTGACGCCATACGTGACAAAACTGGTAAATTCAAACCTGAAACACCAATCGCCTGTGCAAATATTAAGTTACCGCCAACATTAACACCAGAAGAACCAGCGGTCAGATTCTCACGGGCACTAAATGTTATAGAATTCATATTTTGCTTGTGGACTTTGAACTTGTTTTGGCCTGGCCGGGCAGTCATTACTTTTATTAAATTATGAGACATGCCTTTGGGAACCCGCATCTTCTGGTGAGTGCTCCTTGAAATTGCTTTAGCAATACGAGCGGTACGGCTTTTACCACCGCCACCTTTAATTTGACGTTTAACCTTCTTCATCTCCTTCTTAACTTCTTGTTTAACCTTCTTACCAACAGGTTTATTACCTTCAAGAGAATGAAGATCCTTTTGCAATTTTTGGACAGGAACATCATGAGGTATATTGTCCTTAGTCTTATCAATTATTGGTGCACCAGATGACGAGTGTCCGATCACCTTAAGACGCCGAGATTTTATCTTATTGGCAATTTTACTACCAATGAAATCAATAACTTTACCAATTGGGGCCGTGGCCTTCAAAGCAACTTGTTCAACTACACGACCAAACTTACTCTTACGCCCATCGTAATTATATGCCTGTGTCAAGATGGGATCCTTATGCGTTGTTTTAGGATGAGAGTGCTGCCACGCATCCTTAATATGGTGAACAGCACCAGCAACCAGAGGTACAACTGGAGCAAAGGCAGCATCATTACCTTGCTCATTATACATTTTATTATTAATTTGTTCCTTAGTTTCATCAGAATCACCATTATTATCATATGTCGGAAGAGGTTGGGTATCCTCAACTTTTTCATCATCCTGCTCATCATCAGTATCTTCATCCCATAACTTAGAGCAAGTATCACCATGCAAATTGCGAGTCATCAATTTAACAAACGTAGGCTTGACAATTTGCAAAGCTTTCATAGCTTCATCTAAATTCTGAGGTAACTTCATGTTATAATGAGCATACCATTTCTCAGTTATCGCAGCCTGGTCTGCTTTACTTAAATCATCCCACCAATTCGCCCAAATCAATCGTAGACGCTCATATTCATCAGTGGCAGAATCATAATCATCCCATTCACAAAGATCGATTATGGAACCAAAACCCCAATCATCAAAAAAATGTTTAAACATATCAGGCCTATCTTCATACTCAGCCATAATCTCAGGAGGAATCTTCAATTCAGCTGCAGACAGACTAAATGCAGCTCTATTGTTAATATGAATATCTTTAACTGGGTCAGAAAAGACCAGACGCTTCTCGGCCATTTTTTCAACGGCACGGCCGAATTTAAGTTTAACACCGCTGAAAACCATTATTATGGTAACGAGAGCACCTAATGAGAACAAAACAATGAAATACCACTCTATCATTAATTCAAGAGTGTCCAGAAAAGGACCAGGATTTTCTTCAATGCCTTCAGCCATCCCAGGTTTCTTAGCATACTCTAACTCTGGGTGTTGGATAAAGGCATTATCATTATCAGTGTATAATTGAATTATTTCTTCTTCAGTTAACCAAGCATGTTGGATATCAGACCACTTAAGGCCAGACCCATCATCTCGATCATTTATGACTGAAGGATCTTTACTAAGAAATGTTAAATAGCAAAAGATTTCATGATATAGCTGTTTATGAGGAAATGACATAATTAATAGATTACAACTGCGGACAAAAGAGCGGCGCTTAAAAACCACCTTTTTGCCAACAATCTTATCCATCAAATCCCCAGTAACATCACCATGATGCCAAGAAGCCCGTAGCCGTATTTCTTCATACACCTGAATGTAAAAACATTGATTATTATAATACAGTTCACGTGTAACACATGATAAGAAGGCCACGTCACGCAATGGTCGAGGAACTAGACTTTCAATAGTCAAATAAAATCCTATCTCCTTAGCATAACCATAAAATTTAAGAATGTCAATTTGTGTATTGACGATTGTATCATCACCTTGAATATAAAAAGTTAGAATTTCTTTAAAATGAGCAAAACTTGGTGCTAGTTGTAAATCATCACAATAACGAATATAACAATATACATGATTACAGAAATTTGCAAAACTAGCTTTCTGAACAGTATTAACATTACCGCTAGTATTACCATAATCAAGCCAAAAAAGAACACCAAGACACTCAACAAGTGTAAAGGTCGTATCACGCCAATAAAAATTAAAACGACGTTGATGAATAGGAATTTTATAAGCCGGTTTAAACATATCCCACCGGAACCTCCCCTCAATTGCAGTGAAGGTGTTATTAACTGTACCTTCAAATTTTTTATAATCAATAGACCACCAACTAGGGCGACTAAAAAGTTGCTGACGGAAAAAAGTATCCCATCTACCACCCCAAGGGTTAAACCCCATAAAAAAAGGATGCTTTGTACAATGATCATTCAACTTCTGATTAAAATCATAACAATATCGGCCCAAATTAACAGGCATTTCAGGTCCTGAGACTATGAAACTACGCATTTTAGCATTAAGTTTCTTCTTAACAGTTTGCACCTGAACTTTAGCAGCTACTGAGGATGGGACAGGATACGGGTCAGTCCAATGCAAATTCAAACGATGTTTTCCCACATCGGATGCGTAAAACTCACCTTTGTTACGAGGCAAAGGGTCAAGGTAACTCTCAATTATACCATAAATCCCCTTATGTCTAGAATAATCAATTCCAAAGGGAGTCATTAACCCGGGAATAAACTTTTGTAAAATAAACTGCCATTCAGCAATCCGATATATCTTACCAATGCTCTTCTTTTTACTTTTTTTAGTTACTAGCGCAATAGCTTCTTCTTGCGTTAGAATATCGCACCCTTGCACATGAGGAGCGAACTCATGACGAACATAGCTTTCAATAATATCAGTATATTCTTTCGAAACATAAAAACGACCCATGTTAGCCCATTTAAGGAGGTCGAAAACCACATCACGGACTGTCGGATTAACACGCACATGATCCGGAGTCCACTCAAACTTATTACGTTCAACGAAGTCCCGAACAAAATTATCAAAATGTTCAATTTTAGGTTTATCACGATCAAAAGATTTAATCATCGTAAATATTTCAAAACGCTTTAATCGTGGTTCAGACAAAATTTTAGTGGGTTGCAACCACGGATAAAAATTATAGAAACCCTCCACGCTCAACTGGCATGGAGGGTCTAGAAGTTTTTTGGATTTAAATCAAGATATAAACACCTCAACTCATCAGTTAATGGCAACATGTAGTTGGGTGTCTCCGGTTTGTTACCACCACCTAAATTTATACCAATTAATTGACCGGAGACCGTATAAAACGGTGCACCTGACATACCAGGTATTGAAGAACTATGAATTTCCCACACTGGTACATTATTATCCTGACGTTCAGTAAATGGGTTTTCTACAAAATTACCAACTTTAGCATAATTTATCACACGCTTGGCAACACATCGTTTTTTATTATCATCATAGTGAAATTTCCATCCATACAAAACTATAGTATCACCAGTCTTTACGTTACAACGACCAACTGAAGATGACTTAAGATTTTGCATCCAATTGCAATATTTGACTTTAGTCATATCAAATATTTTATCACCAGATTTTATATGAATAGGATTTAGATCTTTAAAAAGACCAATATTTTTCTTCACCACACCATTAAAAATTTCTTCAATACCACGACTAATGACAACAACATCATCGGGCTTAAATTTAGGTTCATTAGTTTCAAGATTAAACCAAACGTGATAACAGGTCATAAAACGACCACCAGCATAAGTCATTTGTAACATTTTATATTTACCATCACTAACAACAACTGGCCATGCATCATCGTCTGGTGGTTGAGCGAGTGGAAATTCAGTGCTCAAACCATGAGGAGTCACAACATTCAAGTCAAAATAAATATTAAAATCAATACCTTGAGGAACAATCTTATAGTCCTTAGGTTTCGGTTGTGGATACAAAGTACTATCATAAAGTTCGAAGTTGGGTATTAAACCACTCGAGCTCTGATTTATTTTAAACTCATAACCACGAACACGAAGGAATCGCTCCATACGTTTAGTCATTTCAATCATGGTAAGAGCACCATCTTTTTGCATCTGACGGAATATACAAGTAAGAACAAACTTACATTTATCACAATGTCTAGGCGGAACACAAGCGCATGTGCGCGTAGAAGTAAAAGCATCAATTGCAGCTTGAGGTTCATTCAAATTAAAACCATGAAAACTGATACGCAGCTCATCTTTCGGCCGTTCCTTATAATGAAACGCATGAGGATGAACTTTTTTAAATTTGGCATATTCTTGCTCTATACGATCATCATATTGATCCCAACTTTCTCCTTTTTTCATAGGATAGTCTTGTTCATAAAAATCTACATCCTCATATGGGTTATCCAATTGCTGATCATGTTCAACATCAACATGAACAACCCGACCACCTACGAATTTAGTATTGGTATTTTGAGCTGTACGATTAGCTCGCTCAACATCTTTTTCATCACGATTTTGACGTTTTGTTTTCGCACGACCTACCCAAACATCCTCTTCAGCTAAATAAACAGCTTTCGCAGGATCATCAGTATGTGGTCTAGGTGGCTCTTTTTCTTTAAGTTTCGGACAAGCTTCACGCGCATGATCTTTACTTTGACAAACACTACAATGCTTAGTTCGCGATTTAGATCGTGATCGTGATCGTTCACGTGCAAATTTTTCGCGCATTTTTAGGGTAATTTTCTTGCCCTCGCATGTAAAACCAATATGAGACTTGTTACATTTTGAACAGGGTGGAATTATTGTACCATCACATTTAACACCTGGATGGTCTTTACCACATCGCTTGCAAACCGGTTTGAAAATAGAACCGTCACAATTGAATCCCTTATGGAATTTCCCGTTACAATGCTTACAGGTCTTTTCTTCTAATGAATGAGGTTTGATATCTTTTTTAACAACAGTACCTTTACGATACTGCCGAATAGCTATCAAAACACCCATCAGACCGACAATAGTCAATCCGAGAGCAGTCCGTTGTTTTTTTAACCATTTTTTATCACAAAATTGTTGTGCATGAAATTTATCAAGAGCAACACCAGTCAATTTGGCATTAAGAATCGCTCCTTCTGGCATGGTTGCAAATACACCCCAAATTGGAATTGAAAATTTATTACCAAGATCCATTTTACAAACATGTATAGGCATATGAGCGGAAATACCAACTTTACTCAAGATCCAAGTATACCACCCATACTTTTTGTGAAAAGATTCACTAACTGTGAATTGAACGCTAAGCCCAGCATCTTGTTGAATATATTCAACCAACAAAGCGTGAGGTTTAATCCATTCAACCGCTTCATTATATCTTTTCATTTCAGCTAAACTATAACGCATACTTATCATGGCAGCATATAATCCATGCCAATTTTCAAAAAAATAACTCGGGTCATAGGTAATAAATAGATTATCTTTGTCTTTAAAAGTAAAAACACCAACTTTAGGAGTTGATGTCAAACTCATATCAACAGCTTTTAACTCATGTCTATACCAATTAGTGGCCATCATAATATCTTCTAATTCTTTAGCTTGATTATTTCTAGCCTCAAGATTAGCAATATCTTTCACTTCAGAACCACTTTTCTTTTCATTAATTATTTTCTTATCTGTATCAACAGTATCAATAAAATGTAACTTGCCACCACGAATATCGAAACCCATAGGGACAACATCATATTTATCGTCATCTGAATCAACCAATTTCACTTTAGGAACGTATCCTTTTTGTGAATGAGAAAATTTAAAGTTTTCACGAAACGTAGGAATCGCTGATAAGCCCATAGCAATTGCTTCACACGACGTCTCAATTGATTTGATAGCCGACGTAGCCCCTTTAGAACCATACATAGAATAACAATATCCCCATGCTAACATCTTTATCAAAGTTAGATCAATAGGGCGCTCAAGTATACTTTTTTGTATATCACTAACCATTCCATGCGGTGTGATTTTATTAGTATTAGTTAACATTTTAAGATTTTCTTCGTAAATATTCATAACATCCTTAGGCTCACAAACAAGAGTACCAAAGGCAACATCCAAAGAATCCTGTACATGAGACCAGTTAATGCCAAATTCACGGCAACGTCTATAGACGAACTTAACAATTTGATATCCCATAAACAATACAAAAACATTTGCTGAATAATGTAACAGCATAGCAATAGTGTGGACCACATACCATACATATGCTATATTTTCACAAAAACACCAAACACTACTAAAGAGTTTCCAAGTTAAAGTCAGTGGAGAAACAGAACTGTATTGGTAAACAGTCTGGAGAATCTCAGTAGCATTGACGCTAGAG